AGCCAGAGTTCGCCTTGCCTAGGCGGGAACACGCACAAGAAGTTCCAGGACGACACCCTAAAGTGTTAACTAAAACTGTACGTTCTTTACCGAGTCACCTAGTGGCTACGTCTCTCTTTATTTCCGCTCATCTGATGCTCCGCAGCCCTCTAGACGAGTACGCTGATGAGTACCGAAGCTCTCGACTTCGTGATACCGCACTGTCTTCTGCGAGGAGTGCCATCATGACACCAATAGCATTGTGGGGAGGTTTCTCAGGGGCGCAGCAGAGGCCCCACCGATCCACTTTCGGTACTAATAGGCTGGCTAAGGAGTGGGCAAGTCTTAACTCCACCCTCTTTATAAATGATTCATCGCATATGCTTTCTAACAGGTCCCATGACAACACTGGGCCGTCCACATACATTGAGCCGTTGCAACCGGTTTGCGAATCCTCACTGTCCGAATTCCACTTAGATCTAAATGATCACCTACTTTCCCTAGATTTCACGGCATTAATAAGTATGCCTGCCGCTCCCTCCTACAAAATTGCTCAGCGCTACGCGGTGCGAAGTTGAGCAACCTCTCGAGCTCTAAGCTCCTCTCTGAAAAGGGATGGGGGTTTTTCTTAGTACGGAAACCCTCACAAAAACCTGACTAGGAGTTATTTTATTTTCGGCCGGCTCCGAAACGACCATTCTTTTTATACGATTCTTTAGGAGAGAACCGCGAAAACTCAACGAGTGGACGCCTGAGACACTAACGTCAACAAGCCAATTTTCCCACATTCGACGGATCTTTTCCGCAGAGCTGGGATGACAACGAGAAAGGACGACAACATCGTCCTTTCGTAGCTCTTTGTACTCAGACCACATTCGGCCTTGCTCTGCCCCTATCTCGGGTCTAGATTTGAGAAGGTACCTCGGACACGGCACTCTCCCCGGAGGAACACCCAACCCCTGGACGGTCGATGGCGCGGCCGGAACAGGACGAAATAAATCGTCAGCCATTCCTTCATAACCAGCCTCCCGTACCAGGAGCCACAAAGGTGCGGACCTCTTTGACATCCATAACCCCAGATCACGCAACCTCCGATTTGACAACGAGATAGCTCTCTTGAAAAAATCTAGGTACAATGAAACGTACCCAGATCGAGCAGATCCCCGGAGGCCCCCAGCGGACTCACGAAGCGCCTGTCCGTCCGGCAAGCACGGACTATCTCTCTTTAACAGGGCCTTCATTCGCGAGAAGGGAGCGTAACGTGGTAATCCATCTATTAGTTTGAAATAGGTGGAATTGATGGTAAAGAACGAACGGAGAAGCCCACATTTAGCCTTAGAAGGTCTAAGGCCAAGACAAGGTAACTTCTCCAGCCACTCCTTATACTCTCGACGAGTCACAACGGTGAGTAGATCGTCACCATTGATTAACATTGGGCGATCGCCAAGAATAAAGGTTGTAGCAGCGTAGTTCTGAAGACAGAGTAATGGGAATGAAAGGAGGGATCCCATCATCTGCCCCCGCGTGGGAGTAATCTCCCGGCCCTCACGGGCAAGCATAATGAGCGGACGGAGACTTTTTAACGCAGTCTCCCTGACGCCCTGGGGAATCTTCGAATCTCGAAAAGCGCATCGAAGCAACTCTTCCGCAACCTCAATTGACAAAGTATCGGTTGCGGCCTCATAGTCACCGGACAAGAACATCTCGTCCTTTCCCAAGCCGGACGTCACTCTCTTCATCTTCTGCGTCGTAGCACGCCCCCGAAGGAGCCACTTAAACCTCGCAATTCGATCATAAAGACACGAATGCAAGGGACGCAAAGAGTTCCAATTGACGGGCGTCTTGATCAAGACCCTAGACTTACCAGCTGACGTTACCGTCAACTGTTCGCAGGAGAAACTATCCACCGGCAAGTTCCCCATCGAGATCTGATCGATGATACCCTCTTTTCCGACGCTATAAGCGCCACCCTCTTTGCGGTCTGCCTCAACACAAGAAGAAAAAGGAAGTGAGTTGGACACTACCCGAGATGCGTAGTTTCTATCCCACCCCGGTCTAAAGATTCGACCGGCCACTTTTCTGACGTGGCGTAGGTAGGCACGAGGAAGAGGAAGTGGGGGCTGGGAAATCTGTTCCTCCCACTTCTTTTCAAGTTTCTCGACGCTACACGAACAAGCGTCGGGAAGTCCTTTCTTTATACTCGCCCAGGAGGCGAGCAGCCCAAACCTCTCATTAGGTGTCAGCTCTGTCAAGTAAGGCGAGAGCCATGATGATCGTTCCGTTAAGAACGCA